GGTCAGCGAGCCGTTGTTCTGACCACGCTCTGATGTGCTGCTCGATCACTGCGAACTGGGCCGCGCTCTCATCACGGTTGAGCAGGCAGTCCTGGCGCTGTGCGCGGGCGATGTGGAACGCCAGCTCGTAGGCCTCGATCGTCGGGTAGTCCTCGTACCGGGGCAGCGGGATCGGGTGCGGCTCGGTAGCCACGACAAGGGTGAGCACTCTGTCCTCCGCTACGGTCCGGCGAACCAGTCGACGCTGGTGACGAGTTGGACGACGTCGGCGAGCGGCCGGTCGCCCTTCTCGTTGTTGCACTTGCGGAGGCAGACGGGGCAGCCGGCGTTGCCGTGGATGGGGGCGAGGTTGTCGGGGTCGAGCTTGGTGCCGCCCTTGCTGACCGGCACGACGTGGTCGACGGCGTCGGCTGCTCCGTGCCCGCAGACGATGCACACGTCGGACTCGGCGAGGATGCGGCCGCGTATTCGCCGGTACTCGTAGGAGACGAGCTCGTCGCGGCTGGCGGCCATGCCACCTCCCGCAGGGCGTGAGACGGGACCGCCGGAGTCGTCAGCGCCAGCGATGGGAACTTACGCCCCGTTGGCCACCCACCAGGCGAAGCGCCAGAGCAGGGCGGCCCCGTCCGTTCAGGTCAGGGCCCATGGGCCCGCATGACGAAGGCCCCGCTGGTGGGCGGGGCCTTGGGCGTCTGTGGGTGCCGTTTGAGGGCACAGTTGTTCACCGCGATCGTCACACAGGGTCTGACCTGCGGTCAAGCTGCTGCGTTCGCTCGTCGTTGTGCGGAGATGGCGGCGACGTCTTGGACGGTGTACCAGGGGTGTCGGTCGGTTCCTCCTGCGCGCTTGAGTCGGCCTCGGTAGACGAGGTTGCGGAGGGCTCCGGGTGTGATGCCGAGGGCGCGTTGGGTGTCGCGGGCGGTGAGGTAGCCGACGGGTGCGAGCTGGTCGTCCATGCCCTCCAGTGTGCGGCAGGGAGGGAGGCGTAGGCGGGGATCCGGAGAGGCCGTTTGCGGGGTCCTTCAAGGACCCGGCAAGGCGCCTCCCTTGCCTCCCTCTGCTGGCATATGTGCAGGTCGCGCCGGGGGAGGCAGGGTGGGGAGGCGGTGAGGGAGAACTCCCTCAGATTTCGTCGCCTCCCTCGTCGTCGGAGTCCTCCGCGAGGCGATCCAGGATGGCGTCGTGGACGCGGTTTCGGGCCACGGTCGACTTCCCGCCGCTCTTGTACGGCTCCGCCCCATACGGCTCCAGCGCCTTCTTCAGGTCGACGGGCCCCCATGCCAGGTATGCGTCCGGGCGGCGCTCGGCGAGCCGGTTCAGAACCTCCTGAGTGAGCATGCGCGGCGCGTCGCCGAGGACCGCGGCGACGTCGGTAAGCGCGTCGGCCGGCTCGAACGTCGGCTCCTCCACGGAGCCCGTGCCCTCGTACAGTCCCATCGCCCGCTCGACGACCGGTGTCACCTCGTCGACACCCTTCTCGGGGTCGCGGGCGACGTAGTGGGAGCGCACGACCTCGAACGGCTTGTTGCTGAACCCGACGGTCACGGCGGTGCCGACGTCCTCGCCGGGGATGAGCGTGGTGGCAGTGATGCCGGCCTTGTGCTTGCCGGAGCCGAGGAGTCCGTCGTTGGCGACGTGGTCGCCGACCGCGAACGCGACGCGGTGGCTGGTGTTGCGGGTGACGTCACGCGGGATGCTGTCCGCCGTGGGCGACACGGTCACGAAGACGAGGGTGATGCCGACCTTGCGGGCCTTCTTCAGCACCTTTACGGCCAGCTCGGCGGCTTCCTTGCCGTACTCCTTGTGCCCGAACAGCTCGTGGACCTCGTCGAAGACGACGACCTTGGGCCGCATCCGCGGGTCCTTCAGGGCCAGTTCGCGCGTCAGCTTGGTGGCGTCGCCGCCGAGTTCTTCCAGCAGCTTGCCGCGCTCGGTGACCTCGTCCCGCAGGTTCCGCAGCGCGACCAGGGCGGCCCGCAGGTCCTCGTCCTCGTCGCCCTTGACCAGCACCCGCATGCGGGGCTTGAGCGGGTCGTAGTCGACGTTGTACGCCATGACGTAGGCCTCGACGATGACGAGCGGGTCGAGGATCGCCCCGAGGAGCAGGGCGATGACGATGGACGTCTTACCCGAGCCCATGATCCCGCCGACCATCCAGTTGGCGGCCATGAGCTTGCCGATGATGGGCTCGCCGCGCTGGGAGACGGCGACGGGCACGCCCTTGAAGTAGTCGGTGGTGCCTTCGGTGAGCAGCGGCCACGGCGGCACGACGCCGGAGAGAGAGCCCTGGTCGGCGACCCACAGGTCGAGGACGCCGGGCTGCTTCGGGGGTTCGGTCGGCCACGTCTCGACGGGCTTCCTGAGCAGGTTGTGGGCGAGGACGTTCTTCTTCGCGGCGATCATCTCGACGGTGACGCCGAGGGGAAGCTGCAGCTGGGTGTGCCAGCCGTTGCCGGAGCGGGTGGTGGGCTGCACCCAGCGGGGCTGCCAGCCGTCCTTGATGGCCTTGTTGAGCGGTGCGATGCCGAGGTTGCCGAGCGCACGGAGGATGGCGCCCTCGTCGGGGACGACGTCACGCTGCTCGGGGTCGCCGGGCAGGGCCCAGGCCGGGGCGGTCTGCCGGTGGCGGCCGACGGCCCACACCCCCGCGAGGGCGAGCCACGGCAGGCAGACCAGCAGCGGGTCCCAGACGACTCCGGCGATGAACGCGGCCCAGCCGACCAGCTCGATCACGGTGGTGATGGGGGTGAGCACGTCGGAGACGTCGTGGTTCGCCCAGGCCAGCATGATGCCGAGCATCAGCAGAATGCCCGCACCGCCAGCCGCGCCCATGGCGATGGCCTTGGGGGCGTTGATGGCCAGCTGCAGCAGCTCCATACGGCGGCGGTGGCGGGACTGCCGGAAGATGTAGGCGCGCTGCTCCCAGTCGCGGGCCACGTCTTCCTGACCAGCAGCTTCGGCGGCGCGCATCATCCGCTCGTGCCGGGCGGTCGTGCGGGAGTCCCAGGCCCGGCGGGTGAGGATGCGGGTGCCGCCGACGAGGTAGGAGCCGTGCCGGACGACGGCCCGGTACCCGGCGTTGGTGCGGACCTCGACGACGGCGCGCCGCAGGTGGTCGATGCGTACCCGGCGGCGGGCGCGGGGCTTGTCCTCGACGACGGCCGGCACCGGCGTGGTCGGCGGTTCGGGCGCGAACTTGAGGAGGTTCACCTTCGGGTCGGCGTGCCCGTTGACACGCTCGGCGGTGGTCTCGGTCATGCTGGGGGCTTCCTGCCTCTTGCTGGGGTACGGAGGCCCGGGGACGGCAGCGGCTTGGCGGTTGCAGTGCCGTCCCCGGGGCGTTGCTACTTCTTCTTCTTGCGGCGGAGCGCCTGGTTCTCGATCCGCTCGATGCGCCTGGTCAGGTCGCTGATGTCGACGCTGTCCCCTGCGAGGCCGCGCTTCGCGGCGCGGGCGGTCAGGACGGCGATGCGGACCCGCTCGCCGCCGGTGAAGTCGGAAAACTTCAGGTCGTCAGCCACGGGTGTCCTCCTCGTCGGCGTTGGTGACGGTGACGTTGACGATGTGGCCGACTTGGAAGGGCAGGTCTTCGTAGGCGCGGGCGGTTGCGTCGTCGCTGACGGTGGTCTCGATGACGTCGCCGTCGGACTCGTAGATCGTGACCTTCTTGGCCATGGCGGCCTCTTTTCGGGTTGGGGTGGAACGCTGGGCGGTTCCCCTCACCGCCCGGCCCAGGTCCGGGCGGATCGGGTAGCCGGCCAGCTGGGGTGGTTAGTCCTGCGCCCGGTGCTTCTCCATCGCCTTCAGTTCGTTGATGCGGTCGAGGGCGGCATCAGCATCTGCGGCGGCCTGGCGGGCGCGGGGGCCGTCTCCCATGAACGTTGCGTCGGCCTGAGCGCGGCTGGCTGCGAGCGCTGCGTCTTCCTGCTCGACGATCTTGCGGTTGTAGATGCCCATGACGGGGCTCCTCTCGGTTGTGGGCTGGCCGGTTGGCCGGCCCCACCGCGCCCCCGCAACCGTGTCCGTATGAGCACGGTTGGCAGAGGACGGAGGGACCGTCAGCGGCGGCCCTTCTGCATGTCGCGCCACATGTCCCGAAGGACGAGCACGATGATCGCGGCGACGCCGCCGAGGATGGCCAGCGCGAGGGACGCGAACGCCAGCCCGATGGAGCCGACGCACACCGCGCACGCGATGCCGATCCACTCGCCCGTGCTGCGGCGGGCCTTGCCGTGGTCGTGCTGGCACTGCTGCGGCGGCTGCGCCTGCTGCTGGGTGGCGAGCTTCGCCAACTCCATCGCGGCCATGGCCAGCTGTACGGCGGCCGTGTCGGTCTCGGCCGCGGTGACGGCGGCCTCAGCCTTGTCGAGGGCGTCGCTCACGACGTCTCACCGTCCTCCGCGAGGGCCTTCTCCCTGTCGTACAGGGCATCGACCACGTCCCATCCGCCGGTCAGCCCGCGGGCCCGCATGGCCTCCCGCATAGCCTCCCTGAACTTCCGCTTGGACGGCGGCGGGTCGGTGGCGTACAGCTCGGCGGCGAGCATGGCGACCGCCCGGAGGTTCGCGTTCTGCGGCCCTTCGAGGGAGGGCGTGCCGGATTGGCGCGGTGTGACGGTCACGGGGGTTTCGGTGAGGGCGAAACCCCCCGTGCCGCCTGCGGTTTCGTCGTCCGGCACACCCCCCGACAGGAGGGCCTCAAGCTCGTGGTCGGAGACGAGGGCGGGCAGGTCGGTGTGCCAGTCCGGCACGGGGTGCTGGTCGATGATCTCGGCGTGGGCTTCGAGGGCCTGGTGGACGGTGGTGGTGGCTTCCGCTTCCGCTTTCCGGGACCGCTTCACGATGTCGGCGGCGGCCTTCGTCTCGTCGGCCCGTGCGGTGGCGAGGGCGCGGGACACGGCGATGCGGTCACGGGTCGCGGCACGCGTCCGGTCGATGGCCGACTGAGCCCGGGGGCTGATGCGGGTTGTGTCGCGGTCGATGGCCATCACCAGGGTGACCTTCGCGAGGACCGGGACCAGGCCGCCGACGGCCGCGGCGAGCAGGTCGGCGGCGAGGAGACCGTGGACGGCGAGGACCGCCACCGTGAGCGGGAGGAACACCCAGCCCATGACCTTCGGGAGGCGGGCGCTGGATCCCTGACGGCGGTGCGCGGTTTCCTGGGCGAGGGCGTACAGCCATACGGCGTCGTAGAGGACGGCGACGGAGTAGGCGAACGCGGGATGGGCCTGGGCGGTGAGGATGTCGCCGATAGCGGCGACGGCCCACACGATGGCGACGGCGGTGAGCACGGCGGGCAGGACCCAGGGGCCGGCCTTCTTCAGACGGTTCATGCTTCGCCGACCTCCAGCGCGGACAGCCGCGTCGCCAGGCGCCGCAGATAGAGCGCGTGCCGGTGCATCGCGTCCGCCAGCTCGTCCAGGCCCGCGGCGTCGAGGGTGCCGGTGTAGCCGCACTGCTCGACGTACACGCCGACCTGCGGGGCGCCGGAGAACGGGGACTGCACGTACATCACCTTCCACAAGGTGGTGTCGCGGAAGTCGAGGTCGTGTTCGGGGCCGTAGTGAGTCAGGTCGGGCAGGAACTGGGCGTGCCCGTCGTGGTGTCCGGTGCACCAGTCGGGTTCTTCGACGGTGCGGTGCTGGGTGACGAGGACGTTGACGACGGTGGTGTTGGGCTCGGCGCTACTCACTGGCCTTCACCGGCCTCGGCGTGCTCGGCGGCGAGGAAGGCGGCGACGGTGGGGAACGCGCGGTCGACGGAGCGGCGGGCGGCCCTGTCGGCGGCCTCGGTCTCCTCGGCGCGGAGCCTGCCGCGGAGGAAGTCGGCGTTCCAGCCGATGCTGGCCGGGTCCTCCTCCAGGGCGCCCTTGACGGTGGCGCGGACCCAGTCGGCCCGGGTCTCCATCCGGCGGGCGTGCTCGGGGCCGTCGTAGGGGAGGGTGACGGCTTCGAGGACCGCTTCCAGCAGCTGGCGGAGGTCGCGGGCGTCGCCCGGGTTCTGCGTGGGGGTGGACGGGGAACTTGCGGGCGCGTCGGGGCGCACGGAAAGATCGGTCATGCCGACTCCTGGTGTGAGATCCAAGTCGGTAGAGGGTCGGGCGGTGCGATCGCCTCCCGGGTGCTCCAACACCTGGGAGAGCTGCTGCCCGGCCCTCGTCTATTCGGTTGTGGCGTCCGGGTTGGGCGCCTTCTTGCGCTCGTCTCGCTTGAGCGCTTGGTCGATGGCCTGCCAGCTGCGCCCGAGGGCGCGTGCGACCTCGGCCTTGGAGCCGAGTTCCTGCACGCCTTCGCGCAGGGCCTCAGCTCGTCGTGCGGCGGACTCGGAGACGAGGCCTCGCAGCTGCTCCAACAGCTGTTCTTCCTCGTGGACCCGCTCCCGCCAGGGCTTCGTGTCCATCGAGAACACGGTATCCAACACTAGGGTTGGATGCAAGGTGGTCACGCTGCCTCGCTCGGCTGAAGCTTCCTCAACTCCAGCCAGGTCTCCGGCGGGTACGTTGTACCGCACCACCGGCACTCCACCTTCGCCGTGCCCGCCGGCACCCGCAGCACCGCACCGCACACGACACCGTCCTCGTACACAGCCGGGCAGTTCCCCAGCCGCATCGACCGCTCCGGCGGATTCACGATGGAGATGCCGTCCCGCTCCAGGCCGCGGATCTCCTCCGCGAACGCGCCCGCCATCGGCCAGCTCGCCGCGATCCAGTCGAGGTTCATGGACAGGGCGCGCGACGCGACGGCGATCCGCCGCTCCACGGTGCCCTCGATGGCGGGCTCACCCCACCCCCGGTCGGCCTGCATCGCCGAGCGCCAGTCCTCCAGGACGCCGACCATGCCGCCGGGGCCGCGGAGGTTGAACGCGGGCTCGGCGATCGGCAGGGGTGCCTCGGCGGGCCGGGACCGGCCGAACTCCGGGCGGCGCCCGGACGGCTGGAGGAACGCGGCGAGGGCTTCGTACAGGTGGGGCATTCGGTCGAGGCGTTCGGCGAGGGCGAGCGTGTCGCCGGGGCACAGGTAGCCGTGCTCCAGGTCGCGCTCACACAGGCCGCAGCTGGCGGTCATACCCGGCTCCGGTGCTGCAGCTGGTACAGGCGGAGGCTGGACAGGTAGCGGTCGCCGGCCGAGCGCTTGATGGCGGCCTGGGCGCGGGCGGCGCTGCGGCGGGCGTCCTTGCTGGCCCAGTAGGCGTGCAGCAGGGCCATGCCCTGCGAGCCGAGGGCGATGCCGACGAACAACATCTGGATCTCGTTGGGGGTCATGTCGGTCTCCTTGCTGTGGGCCGAGGTCTTCTCAGGAAGACCTCGGTCAGAACGGGGGCTGGTCGGAATAGCCGGCGCCCTGGGCGGCGGGCTGCTGCTGTTGCGCGCCACCCCATCCGCCACCCTGCTGCTGGCCGTTGGCGGGCCGGGCGTTCGCCCACGGGTCGCCCTCAACATTTGTTGAGGCCTGCCGCTGCCCTCCGCCCGCCGGGTTCTTCTCGACCTTCGCGGTGGCGCGGGCGAGGGTCGGCCCGACCTCGTCGACGTCGATCTCGTACACGGTCCGCTTCACCTGCTCGCGGTCCTCATACGACCGCTGCTTCAACCGGCCCTGCACGATGACGCGGACGCCCTTGGCGAGGGACTCGGCGACGTTCTCGGCGGCCTGCCTCCACACCGAGCAGGTCAGGAACAGGGCGTCGCCGTCCTTCCACTCGTTGGTCTGCTTGTCGAAGACGCGCGGGGTGGACGCGATGCGGAACTTGGCGACCGCGACGCCGGACGGGGTGAAGCGGAGCTCGGGGTCGTCGACCAGGTTGCCGACGACGGTGATGACGGTCTCGCCTGCCATGGCGGGGCTCCTTCTGGGATGGAAGCTTCCCGATGCCGGGAAGCTTTGCGGGATGCTGGAGGGGAGGCCGGCCCGGTTCCCGCGGGCCGGCCGTTGTCGTGCGGGTCAGGCGTGGTCCTCGTAGATCGCGCCGGTCAGGATGTCCTCCGCCATGGACTTGATGACGTCTCGGCGGGTGAGAGATCCATCCGTGGCGGGCGCGGGGTAGTCGGCGGGAAGGTCGCGTTCGACGGCGTCGACGACGTCGTCGACCTTGAAGGTGATGCCGGTGTGCGCCGAGAGACCGGCGATCTGTTCCACCGCCGCTTCGGTGCGGGAGATCAGATCCGCCGCAAGCATCTGAAGGTCCATGGGTCAGTTCTCCTCGATGTTGTCGGTCACAGGGGTCCCGCCGGGACTCCTGTCGTCTCCGTCCGTCGTGCGGGCGGAAGCCTGGTTGCGGAGGCGGGCGGCGTGCCGGAGGGCCAGGCCGCGCTTCCGGTTCGCGGCGAGGGCTGCGCGGCGCTGCTTGGCGGCCTCGGCGCGGGCGCGGGCGGCGGCGATCTTCTCGGCCACGATGTCGTCGACGTTCACGTGCGCTCCTCAGCTCGCTTCGGCCCAGAAGTCGTCGGGCTCTTCGAGCGGCACGTCCCACAGCCCCGCGTCTTCGGGCGCTGGAGGCGGCGTGGGCTGGGGCGTTGCTTGGCCCGAAGTGTGGGTAGCGCGCGTACCGGAACCCTCTGACGAGCGCTTCCCAAGATCGTTAAGGTCTCTTTCTTGGGGGGTTGGGGTTGGGTAACCAACACTTCGTGCCAAGGGAGAGCCCTCAGAATCGCTCGCTTGTTCGGTAGCGGTCTGCGCGGCCAGCACACGCGTCACCAGAGCCCGCTCCTCGCCCAACTGCCACGGGTTCGACGACGGGAACCCGGACTCCTCGGTGTCCTCGTCCTTCTCGTGGCGCGGACATGTCGTCAGCTCCAGCACCTCCATGTCCTCCAGCGCCCGCCGGGCGACATGCCGGTTGAGGCCCGTCCGACGCCGGACTTCTGAGACCGTCATGGCCTCGCCACCCGCGAGCTGCCGGAGACAGGCGAGACGGGCCTGCGGCACCGTGTCGAGGGCGCACTTACCAGCGAGCGCCAGGGCCCGGCCGCGGGGCACACCGAGGGCAAGGAGTGACTTGGCGAGCGCGACGATCTGCCCTGTGACACGGGCAGGCTCCTCGATGACGGGGATTCCGTCGATCTCCCGGCGGCCGTAGGCGTTACGGGGAACGGCGGCGCGGCCGAGGCAGGTGAGCATGGCCGCGTCCTCCAGCTGGTCGTACATCTCGTCGTCCAGCTCGACGTCACCGACGACTCGCCGGGCGACACGCACGAGCTCGGACGCGCGACGTCGGGCCTCGGCCTGCTTCTCGGCGAGCCCTTCGATCTTCCGGCGCTTCCGGACGGTCGCCTTCTTGTGGGCGTTGTCGGTCTCGGGCAGGCGGCAGTACAACCACCGGGGACCGAGCGCGTCGGTGTGCGAGGAGAAGTTGTCGATGGCTGGGGTGACTGCAGCGAGCAGAGTGAGGCGTCCTGTCCAGGTCAGTGGACGTGGGGAGTTGCCGACCTCGCGGACGACGTGGCCGTCGTAGGCGCGGCGCAGGAGGGCGAACAGAGTGTCGCGGCCGCCGCGGTCGGACGTGGCGAGGACGGTGGAGAAGTCGGAGATGGTGACGAACGCGCGGCTGGGAATGCGGGTCAGGATGCCTGCGGGCTTGGGGTTCTTGCCCGGCATCCACGACAGGAGTGCAGGCCCGGTGATGTCGTCGACGTGCTCGTCGGCGGAGTCGTCGAGGGCCTTGACGGCCTCGCTCTTGCCGCCGGAGGGCGGGCCGACGAGCATGCCCCAGAGCGGTTCGCCGTCGAGGTCGGAGGACACGGCGACTGCGAGGGAGAAGATGATGTGTCCGTAGTCGTCGAGGTGGATGTAGGTCTGCATCTGTTTGAGGAAGTCGGCAAGCAGCGCGGCCGGCGACCCGGCGGGCGGTGCATCCGCCTCGTCCTCAGCGGCCTGCTCGGTCTCGTCCTGGGCCTGCTGCTCGTCTTCGGCGCGGGCCGTGGCCGCGCGGACGTCGTCGAGGACGACGGAGGGTAGGGCCTGAGCGGCAGCGCTCGCGTCGTCGCGGCCGTGGGCGGCGCGGATGATGTCGCGTGAGGCTTCGGACTCGTCGCCTCCGTGGTGCAGTGCGGCGAACAACTGGCCGGAGGAGAGGACGTGGCCGATCGCGGCGGCTGTGATGCCGGGGAAGTTGTCGGTACGGATCGTGACGGCGGCACCGTCCTTGTGGACCGCGATGCCGTCCTTGGAGCAGGTGTCGTCCCAGCCGGGGCGATTCCACCGCTGGCACCCCGAGCCGCAGTACGAGCAGTTGCCCGGGAGCTGCTCGGCGTAGGTCGCGCCGACATGCATGAGGATCTCGCCGCAGCACGCGTGATCACCGAGGACCTCCATCGGCCCCCGGCCGCCGCGCGCCGAGCCGGGACGTGACGAATTGCTGCGCGGCGCCGATGGCTTCGGGGCCGAGCGCTTCTTCGGCTTCGGCTTCAGGTCGGCAGCCATCTGCCGGATGTCGTCTGCGCGGAAGCGAACACCGGTGTCCTCGATGACCCGGCACAGAGTCGGCGTCCGTCCCGGCTTGCGGTTGACGGTGCCGGGCAGCCGCAGCACCCGCGCCAGATCCCTGACGCCGGTGCCGTAGCCGAAGCCCATCGTCTTCGCGCCGGCCAGGAGAATGTTTTGCCAGTCCCCGCCAAGCTCGGCGGCCGCCTCGAAGTCGATGTCCTCACCGATGACGAGCGGCTTCTCGAACTCCCACCAGACGTAGAGGCCTGCGCCGGAGTGCTCGACGCGCGTGGGCTCGGGGAGCTTCGCGAAGCGCGGGATGTCGCGCGCCTCGTCCGCGTTGCCGGGCAGATCGGTCGCCTTGTGGAGGTCGTTGCCGAAGTCGATGTCGGACCACATGCCGACGAGGGCGCGAGAGTCGCGCGCGCTGCCTCGGGTCCCGGCGGGGAACCGCGACGTGACGGTGGTGACGCGGCAGTAGATGCCCTCCGCCCCCGTGCGGTCCTCCTCCATGGCCCAGGCGACGGCGCGGTCCAGGTCGTCGGTCTGGATGCCAGTCCAGTTGTTCTTGGAGCAGAGCGAGACGAGGCCCGGCGCCTCGAAGCGGGGGGCGAGCCAGGCCCGGGTGATCTCCGGGTCTGCGGCCAGCGGCTCGGTGTTGGTGTTCACGAACGTGTCTCTCGTTTCCCGTGATGCCGATGGTGTTCGTGATGGCGCGGCGCTACCCCCTGGCGGCGCCGCGCTCGCGTCACCGGGCGGGCTGGAGCTTGGCCTTGTCACGGGCGGCGTTGAGCTGCTGCATGCAGACGGTGTCGCCGCCGCGGTCGGGGTGGAGGACGGGGACGAGCGCCTTGTACGCCTTGTCGGCGAGGTCCTTGCCGAGGGCCTTGTACATGGAGTCGGCCCACGTGTCCGTGGTGCGCTCGGCGCGCGGGGGCGGAGCGTTGTATTCGTAGCTCGACCCGGCCGGTCGTGTGGTGCGCACGGTGAATCCGGCGGCGGACAAGGCGGAGACGAGGGTGTCGACGGCGTACAGCTCGACGACCCAGCACTTCTCTGCCTTGTCCCAGTGGCGCCAGGTGCGGGGCAAGTCCTTGATGTAGTCCTTGGCCTCGAACGGGCTGTGGACCTTGGCGTCGAACCGGCCGACCTGAATGTGGACGGTGCCCTTCACGCCGCCTCCCGGGCCCGGGCGCCGTGGAACGCGGTCCTGATCACGGCCCGCTGCTCGGCCGTGAGGGGCGGCGCCTCCGCCACAATCGCGTCGATCCGGGCCCAGTAGGCGGCGTTCCGCTTGGGGTCGGGGTCGCGGATGGGCCGGTTGGCGCGTCGGGCTTGTTCGGCTTCGCTGAGGGCCGGGCGGCCGCAGGCTCCCCCTGCGGCCGCCACGGTGTTGGGCGGGGCGGTCATGCGGTGGCCTTGGCGACGGCCGTTTCGACCTGGTCGGCGAGGGCGTCCACCTCGTCGGCGAACCGCCGCATCTCCTGCGCCTTCGCACGCGCCTGGCTCGGGGTGAGGTCGAAGCCCATGAACCCGATGTACGGGGTCCCGGCGGAGACGTGGGTGAACGCGGCCCAGATCTCCGGGTCTCCGGCTCCCGGGATTTCCAGGCCGGGGACGAAGTGCATGTCGCCGCCGTGGTCGTAGTGCCGGCCGTTGGCGTCTACGGAGTCTCCGGCATCGCCGTCCAGGGTGGTGCACAAGCCCGGGTAGACGTGGCACGGCCTGTTCTTGGCGCGTTCGCGGGAGATGACGTTCAGCACCTCTTCGAAGGTGGCCGTCGGGTCCGGCGAGGTGGCGACGAGGCGGGTGACCTCGTCCATGAACCGCTTCATGGCGGGCGTGTAGGTGCCGCGGGCCTGGGCGAGGCGGCGGATCTCGTCCCACTGGACGAGCAGGTTGTAGGCGGCGGCGATGCGGTCGTCGTCGTGGTCGCGGGCGTCGCCGTCGGTGGCGTGCTGGTCGGTCGGTGTCGACGGCTCTGTTGCCGTCGCCTGGGTGCGTGCGATAGTTGCCATGAGCTGTCCCGTTCTCTTACTTCGCGGTAGGGATGGATTGCTCGTTCGGAGCCGCCGGCTGGTACCCGGCGGCTTCGCTGTTTCCGGCGGACGCCCCGGTCTGGTACACCGGGGCGGCGCCGTCCTCTTCGGCTATGACCTCATCGATCTGGCAGCCGAGTGCGTCGGTGATCTTCTTGAGCGTTTCGGGCCGTGGGTTGCGTTGCCCGTTCTCGATGCGGCTGAGCGCGGCTGCGCTGATGCCGACGAGGGCGGCGAAGCGGTTCATACCGTGACCCAGCCTGACCCTCTTGCGCCGGATCAAGCGTCCGTCCGTCTTCATGACGCCAAGCTAGTCAACGAGTGACAACGAATCAAGCAAAATGAACAACGAGCGACGGGTGTGACGGTTTCGTGACATTCGTTGGCGTGGTAGTGCCACTCGTTGGCTTTGGCTTGTTGCTCGCTGGGGACGCCGGTCGTACTGTTGAATGGAGCCGTTGCCAATCGTTGACAGGAGATCTCTGATGTCTTTGCCTCGTACCCCAGAAGCGTGGGTGCGTCTGGGCTCCCGTATCCGGGCTGAGCGAGAGCGGCAGGGCATGGCCAGGAGGGACCTGGCCGAGCGGGCTGGCGTCTCTCCCGGCAGCGTTCAGTCGGCCGAGAAGGGCGTGGTACCGAGGGGGCGGTGGCCGCAGACTCTCAGTGCCATCGAAAGGGCGCTGGGCTGGGGGGCAGGCAGCATGCTCACTGTCCTTGAGGGTGGCGACGTGGAGTATCACCCCACACTCTTCGACAATTCGAGTACACCGGCCGGAGGTGCCGACCACAGTGTCGATGCGGTAACCACGTTCCCTGATGGTGGAGAATCCTCCGAAGGGGGGGCGGAGCTACGCGGGAAATCCGAGAAGTCGAGCATGTCGACTACAGAGAATTTTACGTTCGACTATTTCGCCGATCGGTACGAAGTCAAGCTGGATTTGTTGCCGTCGGATATCGCTGCGATGGTGCCGATGGTGACTCAGTTCAGCACTCGCTGCCTTCAGTCGGGTGCATCGACGCGGCTGGTCACATCGTTCGATGGCATGGCGGCGATCATGTTGGCCGAGGTGGGGAAGGCTCAACAGGAGAGGATGCGCAAGGAGGCGGAGCAGACACCTGAGCAGTTGATGGCGGCTCTCGAAGAGCGTCAAAAAAACATTCGCAAGGAAGCTGTCGAAGTTAGGGAAATGCTGCGGAAAAACCTTGCAGCGTTGAAGGCTGCTCCGCCGGACAAGAAGGGGAGAGATCTGGACATTCGGACTGCGGAACGAGGAATTGCGGAGATGGATGCTATCCTGCGCGAATTTTCGGAGTGAATATCTATCGCTTCCAGTCGAAGGTGACGGCGTCGTAGTCGAAGTACCCACCGTCCGGCATCCGGCCCTGGCGTGGCGTCTTCAGCGTCACCTCGACCAGGCTCCGCAGCACGTTGCGCTGCCGGTCCAGCTCCAGCGCCCGCCACGCCTTCCGCACATCCGGCGCACCCACTAGGGCGACGAGCGGGTCGACGGTCGCCGCACGCGCCAGCTGCAGCGTGACGCCGGCGAGCTGCGCGCGGGCCGTGTCCATGCCCTCCGTGAACGGCTCCAGCTCCAGCTGACCCGCACCGAACAGGCCGCCCAGGTTCTTCATCCGCCGGCGGATCAGTTCCTCCTCGGCCTGCAGTGCGGCCACGTCTACGTCGTCCGGGCCGGGCAGCAGCATCTCGTGCGCGTCCGGCTCCGACAGCCGGGCGACGATCGTGTCCTCGACGAACCTGTCGACGATCTCGGCGCGCCGGCCGCCGCCGTGCCCGGTCGGGCACCGGTAGCTCGGGTACTGGCGGCCACCCGACTGGGTGACGGTCATGCCCTCGCCGCACTCCGCGCGCCCGCACCGGTACAGCAGCGAGCCGACCCACTTCGGCTGGGCCCCCCGGTTCACGTTCCGCGCCGGGTCCATCAGGATCGCCACGACGGCCCTGTACTTCGTCTCCTCGACGATGGGCTCCCACTTCCCCCGGCCGACCTCCTCGCCCTTGTAGACGGCGATTCCGGCGTTCCTCGGGCGCATCAGCATGTCCCGCAACTCGGTGTGCGTGACCGGGTTCCCGCGGGTGGTGGTGATGCCCTTGTCGGCGCACCACTTCACCAGGGAGCGGATTGATCCGCCGGACAGGATCGTGTCCGTCCAGTGGCGCAGTACCTCCGCCTCCTCGGGCACGACCTGGTTCATGTCGAGGACGTTCGCCTCGATCTCCTCGCCGGTCTTCCGGTCGGCCTTGGTGCGCGTCTCGCCGGTGGGCACACCCCACCCGAACGGGCGGATTCCGCCGCTCCACTCGCCCGCGAGGGCTCTCTGCTGGCGGGCGCGGGCGACGCGGTGTCCCTTGTGCTCGGACTCCTGGCGGGCGACGGCGCCGAGGATGCGGGCGGTCATCCGCCCGGACGGTGTGGCGAGGTCGATCGTTCCGGCCTGCACGGTGTGTGTGGCGATGCCGCGCCGGTCGGAGAGTTCGATGTACTCCTCCAGCTCGACGATCGAGCGGGTGAGCCGGTCGGTGTGCCAGACGATGACGACGGTGGCGGTGCCCTGGTCGAGGTCGGCGAGCATTCGCCGGTAGTCCTTGCGGAGCTTGCCGGAGAAGGCGCTCACGTCGTTGTCGACGTAGGTCTCGACGACGTTCCAGCCGTTACGTTCCGCGAGGGCCTCGCAGTCCTGGCGCTGCCGGTCGACGCCGAGGCCGGCGCCGGTGCGGTCCTGGCTGATGCGGCAGTAGATGACGGCGCGGGCGGGTGCGTCGGCCGGTGACGTGGGCTTCATGTCCCGAGTCTGCCCGAGTAGTGGTGTCCTTGTCTGGGGTTCGGGAACCCCAATCTGTGCCTAGAACGCCACTGGGTAATAGTCACTAGGGGTTACCGCGCATGGAGCGGCCCCGGCCGGATCACGTCCGGTCGGGGCCGCGGTAACGCTTCAGGTGATCAGGTCAGGTTGCTGGCTGTCCGCTGCCGGGGCACATCTCGCGGCTGCCGACCGCCTGGTGAGGCGCGGTGGGCTGGCCGGGTTCCGCGCTGCCGTAGGCGCCACATACGGGGCACGCGGCCGAGCACCGGCCGGGGTCGAAGCGATGGCTGCTCTGGTGGTCACACATGATCAGTTCTCCCTTGGTTGTCGGGATGGTGCTGATGTGTGGTGCGCTCCCCGCGTCGCAGCTGCGCGGCTGGGGAGGTCTCAGATGCGCCGCACGAACGCGCGCGACCCGTTGTGGAAGCTGACCGTCAGGCCGACGTGATCGGGTCGGCTGCGGTCCCTGGTGGACCACCGCTCAATGGAAGCGATGGCCGGAAATTCGGCTCGGCCGACGACTGCCGCGAGCCACTCCTCGCCGCCGTCCGCCACGGTGGTGTCCGTCCAGGCCGCGGGGGCCCCGTTGACCTCGGCGGTGGGGGTGTCGTGCTTCTCGCTGTCCGCGAGCTGGCCGGTGACCTGCCACTGCACCTCGTTGGACCCGATGGTCACGGCGAAGCCATACGGGTACTTGTTGACCCCCGCTTCTGCGAGCGTCTGTACGCGGGCCACGCCCGGCGTGTTCTTGACGCAATCAATGACAAACGGCACAAAGCTATCGGGGCGCATCGTGGTCCTCTCCGGGCGAAGCGGCCAGTCTAGGCACTGGCGTGGCGACGGATTCAAGGTTCTGGCGGCCCCGGCCGGGATACGCGTACCGACCGGGGCCTGGTCCCGCCCGCCCCCAGGAACTCACGGGGTGCAGGGACGGGCGGGGGTCAGTGCCGTCCAGCCGGCGCAGTCTGGCGGGGCTTCGGCCTGCACCAGCGCTTGCATACCTGGACGGTGCTTCCGGAGCCGGTCGACCCCGGGTTGGTGATGGTGTCGTGGTCGCCCGGGAGGGGCTTGTCGCAGCGTGCGCAGAACATCAGGTGCCTCCCTGTGTGTTGGACTCCGGGTTGCGGTTGCCGGTGCGGGCGCAGGCCGGGCAGGAGTAGACCTCGACGCTGAGATCGTGAGCGCCGCTGCACCCTTGGGCTCGGCCGACGCTGACGGCTCTGGTCCATATGGCCTTGCCGCAGAAGCAGCACGCCCAGCCGGAGGACTGAGCCCACGTCAGGCCTATGACGGGCGGCGGCTCGGGCAGGTGGCTCACGGCTGGTCCGCCAGCGGGACGAGGTCGTGCTTCAAGCGGCAGCCCCTGCAGGCGAACAGGCGTCCGGCTTCGCCGGTCTGTACGAGGCGTGCGGTGTCGCTCAGCCCGAGGTGCCAGCTGCACCACGCGATCAGCCGCGGGGGCTCCGGCTGCTCGGTCATCGCCGTTCCCCTAACTGCGCCCACAGCCCGCACTCGTCGGTCGTCAGGCCCGACTGGTTGGCCAGGCCGGACACGATCAGCCAGCCGGGGCCGTGGCTGTACAGCAGGGGGATCTGATCGGGGCCGCGCGCGGTGACGCGGATGCGAGGGCCGGCGGTCGAGAGCGTCATCTCGACGACGTCGGCTCCCGAGCCGAGTACAGCCACGAACAGTTCGTGCGCGACCTGCGGGGCGTCGGGGTGCTTGACGCGGCCAGCGGTCCACAGCCGGACGTGGGTCGCTTCGATGGGCAGACCCTTGAACGGCTTTTGCCACGTCTGGCCGGACTCGGGCATAGCTGACCCCCGGAAACCTGGTTATCTGAGTACAGGTAACTCTTATCTGTACTCAGATTGTCGCCGAGATTGGCGCGGGTCAAGCGGGACGGGAGAGTATGTGTACTCAGATTGACTCGATCATTCGAAGTGGGGGTGTCTCGGTGGCACAGCCTGAGTACCTGCGAATCGCCGCCGACCTGCGGCGACGCATCTCCTCCGGCGAGTACGGGCCCGGCGACCAGATCCCCACGCTCCCCGCCCTCTGCCGCGAGTACGGCGTCTCCGATACCACCATCCGCAACGCGCTCCGTCTGCTCGCCAACGAGGGCCTCATCGAGACCCGGGCCCGCGCCGGCACCCGCGTGCGGCCCCGGCCGCCCATCCACCGCATGGCCGCCGACCGCTACCGGGCCAAGCCCGGCGCCAAGTCGACGCCGTTCACGCGAGACCAGGGCATCGGCTGGGCCGAGTACCGCCTCGACAAGCGGTTCGAGAAGGTTCAGGCGGACGCCGAGTTGGCGTCCCTCTTCGAGTGCGAGGTGGGCGAGCGACTGCTGGCCCGGCACTTCGTGTTCTACGACAACGACCAGCCCACCCAGATGAGCACGTCCTACGTGCGCTGGGCCGACGTCGCCGGGACACCGGTCGCCGACCCGATCAACGAGCCGTGGCCGGGCGGGACTCGGGCACAGATGGCCAGCCTCGGCATCACGGTGAAGCGGATCACGGAGTCGTTCACCTCTGCCATGCCCACCGAGCTGGAGGCGGCGACACTACGGATCGGCGCCGGCGTGCCGGTGCTGCGGTACACCCGCCGCCACATCGCCGACACGGGCCGCATCGTCGAGGTGGCCCACCCGATCGTGCGACGCGGCGACACCACCGTCGTCGACTTCGCCATCGACCTCGACGACTGACCCCGGGCATGACGAAGCGCCCCCTGCACGGCCGCATGGACCGTGCAGGGGGCGCTGTCGTGGGGCTACGGGTACTGGCGGCGGGTGGGATCGAGGGCGGCGAGAGGGTTGTTGCCGTTGCCAGGCTCGTCGGGCTGTGGGGCGCCGTCACGGCGGCAGATGAGCGCGTCGGGGTCGTCGGCCGGCGCCTGGAGGCTGTAGTTGGCCGGGCACGTCTGCCCGTCCTCGCCATCCGCCCCATCGGCGCCGGCGGGACCGGGATCTCCCTGGGGCCCGGGTGGTCCCGGCTCGCCTTGGGGTCCCGGCGGTCCTGCCGGACCGGTCACGGATTCGCCGTCCTGGCCCGGTTCGCCAGGCTGTCCAGCGGTCCCGGTGGCGCCGTCCTCGCCATCCTCCCCGGGCTTGCCCGTGGCGTTCGCTCCCGAGGGCCCCACTGGCCCAGGCGGACCCGACGGACCGGGCGGCCCGGTGACCGACGTCCCCGGCTCGCCCCGAGACCCGGGCGGCCCGGCCACGGGCTTCCCACCGAGCTGCTGCACCTGCGACGCGAGGGCATCCCGAGCCTCGTTCGCGGTGCGCAGATCGTGCGTCAACTGCGAGGTCTGCCACCAGATGTACGCCACCAGCAGGGCCAGCAGCCCGCCCAGGAGCAGGGCGACCGGGTCGCGGCGGGGCACTCTGTGCGCGCTCACGTCACGAGCCTCCCTTGTTGGCGTTGTACAGCTGGATCGCCAGGAGCAGCACGGGTACGACGAGGCTGAAGAAGATCAGACGGCGGTCGGTCTGCCGCTGCTTGTCCTTCTCCTCGGCTTGTTGCTCCAGCTTCGCGACGCGGGCGACGAGGGCGGTGTGCCGCTCGTCCTGCGCCTGCTGGCCGAGGCGGAAGATCTCCGCGTCGACCTTCTGGCCGACGAGCCCGACGACTCCGTGAATGTCCTCCTTCAGGTCCTGGCGGAGGTCGTCCATTCGCCGGACTACTTCACCGGTCGTCGGGTCGGCCACGTGCGGCTCCGATCAGTCAGGCGTCGCTGCGCGGGGTGTGCGGTGCCGCCCATCCGCCGATCGCCGCGGCGGCCGCGGGCAGCATCGCGAGGACGAACGGCTCCAGCGCGTCGGGCATCGAGCCGATGAGCGAGGGGTCGTCGGTGACGGCGCCGACGACCGCCAGCCCGGCGACGCCCACCAGGTAGGTGAGCGCGGTCGCGAGCTTGACCTTCTTCTCGATCGGGGCGGAGGGAGATGCCATGGTGTTCCTCACTTCTTCTCCAGCGCAGTGACGCGCTTCTCCAGAGCGGTCAGCCGCTCCTCGGTCGTCGGCTTCGGTGCCGGCGTCGTCGTGCCCGGCGACCAGCCCGCCGCGTGCTTCAGCCGTTCGGCGACGCGCTTGCGGATGTCCGGCATGGACACCCCGGGGCCGCGCGGGTCGACCTTGCCCGGCTGCCACTCGCGGTGGCCGATGACGGACGTGTCGCCGTCCTTGCCCCAGCCCTGCACCCGCACCAGAGCGGCCGACGCCCGCACCATCGCCTCGACCTGGACGGCGGGCCACGGGTCCTGGCCGTCGCCGAGGTTCTCGCACTCGAAGCCGTAGAAGTGCCGGTTGCCGTCGGTGTTCGCCTCGTTCGGCGCGGGCAGCGTCTTCTCGCCGATGACCGCCTTGAGGACGTCGTCGTCGCCGGAGCCGGCGTGGTTCGTGCGGCCGTAGCCGACGAGGTGCACGGTGCCGTCCTTGGTGATGACGCCGTGGCACAGCGGGCCGGGCAGCCCCGCGTAGCCGTTGCGGCAGATCTGCACCGTGTTGGCGGTGCCCTTGGTGACGGTGTGGTGGATCATCACGCCGTGCACGGGCCCCCACGGGCCCATGTGGTCGCGGTTGTGGTCCTTCCAGTCGCCGACCTCGACGACCTTCGCGCCCTCCGCCTTCAGAGCGGCGAGGAACTTGGACGCGGACAGGGGTGTGGCCATGGGGCCTCCAGATATGAGAAAGGCCCCGGCCTGGTGGCTCGGGGCGGTGCAGGTGGGCGGTGGTCAGCCGATGCGGCGGTAGACCATGCGCGTGTTGTTGCCGCCGCGCAGGATCGTCTGGTTGGCGTGCGAGACGGCCTGAGCGAACTGCAGGGTGATGGCGCTGGTCGTGCCATCGGTGACGAACGTGCCCACGTCGAAGGCTGAGTGGAAGTTCGCCGGCGGGGACGTCGCGTCGGAGCCGCCGGCGAGACGGCCGGTCGTGTTCGCCGGGCGCCGCATCAGGATTGACTGCGGCGTGTTGGAGGTGCCGCTGGCGCCGGGGCTGGAGATGGCCTGCGTGAAGCTGCAGAGCGTCGCCCCACTGGCCAGCCAGCTCCACCGGAACCCGCTGTTGATGGTGGCCGAGTAGCTGATCCAGCACCAGTACAGATAGGTCGCGTTCGGCTCGGGCGTGAACGTGATCTCCGAGTTGATGACGGTGGTGGAACTGGTGACGGTCTGGTCGTTCTCCTGCTGGACCAGCCGCTCGTTCCGGGCGTTCATGTCGTCCGCGATGAGGATCTGGCCCGCGAACCACTGGGGAATGGACACTCAGGGCCTCCTACAAGGGGACGGGTGCGGGCTGGGCGAGCGAGATCGGGGTGCCCGCCGCGTGCGCCTTCTCGATGGTGTTGATGCCGCGTGTCACGGTCATGACCTGAGGGAAGACCTCCAGGTCATCGAAGGTGAAGGTGATCGGCAGGGCGTTGGTGTTCGCGGTGGGCACGAACGTGCCGAGCCCGACGGCCCCGGTGGTGAGGCTGGTGTCGGTCGCCGACACCTCCCAGTCCACCGGCTCCACGCCGCCCACTGCCCAGGCCTTCGCCCGCACGGTGCTGCCCTGGGCCTGGAGACGGACGTGGTACGTCGCCCCCGCGGTGAACGGCAGGACGTGCGGGGCGGTCGCAAGCAGCGTCTCGGCGGGCAGCCTCTTGCGGAGGGTGAGCTGCACCGTGCTGGTCGTGCTGACCGACAGGCGGGCGAAGTAGTACGAGCCGACGCCGATGTTGGCGCGGGCCAGGACGAACGGGTTCACCTCGGCGCCGGTCGGCACGACCGGGATGGTGAGGCGGGCCCGTACCTCCACATCGGTCAGCGACAGAGAGTTGAGCGACGTGTACCGGAAGACGTTCCGGGTTCCGTGTGAGTGTCGGCCCACGGTGCCGTTGACGTCGTAGTCCGATGCCGCGCCGCCCGACGTCGACCAGGCGCCGCCGACCGTCGCACTGCCCCAGCCGTTCGACGTCGACCGCCCGAACTGGTCCAGCGCGGACGGCGTGCACGCGGTGCAGCGGACGACCTCGCCGCCGACCTTCAGGTCGAACGGGAAGTGGGTGGGCAGCAGCGCGGTGATGCCGGCGGACTGGATCCACGGCGCCCGGTCGTTGATGCCGTCGGGCGGGGTGTGCACGACGAAGCTGGTGTCGTCGGCGTCGACGGCGGTCACCAGCTGGGCCCCGCCGGTGTCGCACCGGTTGGGCTGGTTCGTGCCCGCGCTCGCGGCGTCGGCGGCGACCTGCGCCACCAGCCACGGCGTGCCGGGGCTGGCGTTGAGCTGCATGTCCCAGTCGTTGGGGTGGCCGATGGGTTCGGTGCCGCCCTCGGCGATCAGCTCGATGGTGCCGGGGGCCAGCCACTCGGGCGGGTTGGCGATGGTGATCCGGTCGCCGGGATTCAGGCCGGTCAGGTCGTCGGCCAGGCCGGGGTTCTTGGCGAGGTCGACGCGCACCAGGGGGTAGCGGTCCTCGTCGACGGTGGAGAGGAAGACGCGCCACGATGCCTGGTCGGGCAGCTGGGTGTCGTCGGCGACGTTGACCTCGATGCCCTCGTCGTAGACGCCGACCGCGTCGGCGTCCTCTGCCGGATCGCCGGTGTTCTGCGGGCCGGTCGTCTTGGCGTAGGTGTACTCGCCGCCGTCCGTCCGCCGGGCGGTGATCTCGTTGCGCAGCTTCTGGTCGTCGTCGGTCGGCTCGAACGGGTCGCTGATGTGGCCGGCCGCGTAGTCCAGGGCGAATACGCGGCCGGTGGCCTGGACGTAGGCGGTGTGCCGCATCATCTCGGTGCCGTCGCGGTAGCCGGTCCCGGTCAGCGCGATGGTGTGGCCGTTGTCCTGGACGCGCATGGTGCCGTACTGGCGGCGGCCGGAGACGGAGCCGATGTCGTAGTCGGTTTCCGAGGTCGACCAGGCGCCCGCGTCCAGCCCTGCGAACATGAACATGGGGAACCGGCCGTAGGGGTTGTGCGGGCCGGAGCAGATGGACAGGGCGTGCATGTCGGCGGTCACCATGACCATGCGGTCAAGCCATCCGGTGTCGCCGAACAGCTGGACCATCTCCAGGCGTTCGTGCAGGAAGTCGGACCAGGTGTCCTCGCCGCCGACCCAGCGGGACGGAGACTGCCACACCAGGGCCTCGGCTCCGTCGTCGCGGGCGGTGGCGAGCAGGCCTTCCATCCACGTCTTCTGAGCGGTGCCCAGCAGCGTCTTGGCGGGGGTCTGCGGGTCGGTGTTGGGGTCGCGTGCCGAGCGGACGTCGGAGGCGATGTAGAGGACGCGGCCGACCTGCCAGCTTTGATAGATCGCGGACGCCGAGGGCAGGGTGTAGTGCGGCACCCATTCGCGGTAGACGGAGTTGGCCGCCGGGTTGGACGCGCTGGTGCGGTTGGAGTTGTTCGCGCCGAAGTCGTGGTCGTCCCACACGTAGGTGCTGGCCAGGGAGCGGAAGAACTGCGACTGTCGGCAGGCGGGGTTCACGAGCGCGCCGAAGTTCATGTTCTCGAAGTAGGCACTGCGGAAGCTGGCAGGCGTGTTGGTGGCGATGTTCTTGTAGTGCAGGTCCCCCAGGTGGGAGAACCACAGCCACTCCTCGGCGGCGGCCTGCGCCGTCATGGTGTCGAAGACGGGACTGTTGCTGACGGCGCTGGAGATGTACCCGTCGTAGCCGTCACCGGTCAGGCCCGCATCGCCCGCGGCCCCGAAGGTGTAGCTGGCCCGCTCCCCGGCGGCCACGGGGTGGGTGCGGAACGTGGCCTTGAAGGACGTGTTGAGGGCGCCGTCGTTGACGACGACCCAGTACGGGGTGCCCGGGTCGAGGCCGGTCACGGTCCACGCGATCACATTGTCGGCGCCGGGCGCGGTAGGGCCGAGCGTCACCGCCCCGGTCATGGCCTCGTTGTCGGCGACCAGGAGCGTGCTCGCGGTGGCCGAGGTCAGCCGGGCCTTGACGACCGCGCTGGTGTCGGTGGTCCCGCCGGTCCAGACCGAGGACACGTCGAACGCCATGTCGTCACATCCCCTGGTTGTACTTGGATCGCTGGGTCCGGTAGGCCAGGCCGGCGGTGTCCCGCGAGTCGTAGACGATGCCGCCGTCGACGTCGGCCGCCGACTGCAGCAGGTCGAGGAACGCGCCCGACTTCTGCGGGCCCATGCGCGGGGTCTGGTCCAAGTTGCCGTTCACCAGCAGCGGCACGCCCTGCTCGGCACACAGCCGCTCGATACGCCGCCCCGCGCGTTCCCGGTTGTAGCCCTGCGCGGCGTGCCACGTGTCGGCTGCGGAGGACGGCGAGGGCCCCCAGTAGGTGATGTGCCCCAGCGCCATGGGCTCGGCCATCGAAGCGAAGGCGCCCCACCGGTAGCGGAAGCGGGCGACCGGCCGGTGCGGAACGGCATACGTGCCGCTGGCGACGCTGGAACCGTCGATGAAGAGTTGCCAGTCCGTCGAGACGCCGTTCGCCGTGGTCGTCAGCCGGATCATGTGCAGGGAGTCGTCGAAAACACCCGGGCCGGCGACGGTCGTGAGGACGGCGAGGGACGACATGGTCTCGCCTGACGACAGCACCCGCAGTTCGACGTCGTTGGCGACCCGGTCGGCGACCACGATCCACGCCAGGATCGGGTCGGGGTCCGTGCCCTGCCCGGTGTCGAAGACCGCGAGATCGTCCTCGATGCCGCCCGCTCCGGCCCGGTAGTGGTCGACCGACCACGACGTCAGCGTCATCGGTGAGACCTTGACGGTGAGGGTGCCCTCGGTGCTGGCGGGCAGCTGCACCGTGGGGTCCAGCCACGGGGCGAGGGCGCCTTTCCCCCAGTCGGGCTGTCCCTGGTAGAAGGATCCGGCCGTGCCGATGGCGCGCAGCGGCTGGGCGCCGGCGGCGACCTCGGACCCCTCGATGGCCCGCTCGCCGTCGGTCAGCGGCCAGTACCGCAGCGGCAGAGCGGAGCCGACGTGACGGCGTAGCGCGTCCTTGAGCGCCTTCGTTCCCTGCATCAGGCGGCGCTTCATCCCGTGGGCTGTGACCGTACTGAAGATGTCGTTGCCGCTCACGTCCCACTTGGTGGGCCAGCTGGTGATGTAGCCCTCGAACCGGCCGACCACCGCCCCGCTCGGCGTGGTCAGGTCGACGGCCACCAGTGTGCTCAGCCCCAGCAACCCGAACAGATCCGAGCGCGGGTTGCGGCGCGAGTACCGGCCGAGGATGCCGGGGCTGGCCTTGCTGTAGCCGTTGTTCAGGGTGAGCGGGCAGCGGGTCGGGTCGGCCGTCGACCCCCAGTCCTGCCGCCCCCACGTGACCGCGATCTTGTCGCGGTTGAGGACGTCGGCGGTGATGTCCACCCAGGCCCCGCCCAGGAACAGGGAGATGACCACGACGAGCGGAGTCTGAGGGAACACCACGCGAGGGCCTCCTTAGCTGCCGAATGCCTTCTGCACGTCGCCGCCACCAACGTCGGCGACGACCTCGCGGAACAGGCGGACGATGGCCTGCGGGCCGTCGAGGGTGACGCGCACGTTGACCTGCGCGGCGGACGCTGCCGTCGCCCCCGATGCCCCGGCGCCGAAGCGCGATGCTCCGGGCATGGCGAGAGCCGGGTCGACGAGGTCGCGCATCGTGGCGTCCAGCACGCCGCGGTTGTCCTCGGCGCCCTGGGCGATTCCCGGCGGAATCCAGTGGCCAACCTCGTCCGCCAGCAGCTTCGAGGGCGAGCCGATGTCGAGGGCATCCGCGATCGGGCCCGGGATGTAGTCCCTCACGAAGCCCGCGAGCTGTCCGGCCAGCCACGACCCCATGCCCTTGATGCCATTCCACAGACCGCGGACCACGTCCATGCCCTTGTTGTAGAGCAGGCTCCCCAGGTTGCCGACGGCCGCGACGGTCCGCCCCGGGAGGCGTCCCACCCAGGAGATGAACTCGACGGCCTTGTTCACGCTCGCGGTTTTGAAGCGCTGCCATCCTGTGGCGGCCGCGCCCGCCAGCCTGCTGCCGAGGCTGGACAGACCGAGGATCGTGCGGCCTGGCAGCGCCGTCACGGAGCCCATCCACGCGTCCCACTGACGGCCGACCGGACCGGACACGTACCTGCTCCACAGCCCGCCGAACCAGACGCCGATGGCGAGGCCGAGCGTGGTGAAGGTCTGGCCCGCCTCGCCCGCCTTGGTGCCGACCCAGCCGGTGAAGGAGTCCCACCACTCGGGCAGCTTCTCGCCCGTGGCGGTGACCAGCTCCGAGACGAACCCGCCGATGACCAGGAACGCGGTGGCGCCGATCGCTCCGGCGACAAGCATCGGCAGAGCGACCAGGGCCATGACCAGCGCTCCGGCGATCACGGCGATCTTGAAGACCTGCGCGGGGTTCGCCATCGCATAGTCGGCCATCTTCTGGCCGAACCCGGTCAGCGCCTCGACGGCCTTCGGCGCGAACTCAATGGCCTTGTCGACGAGCCGCTGCCCGAGCGTCTGGAAGAAGGCGACGATCCGGTCCGCGCCCTCGGCGCCGCCCGCGCCGGCCTCGTCCCAGATGCTGCCGAACACGTCCTGGAACCGGGCCTTGAAGTCGACGACCGCAGGGATCGCGGTGCCGCCGAGGAAGTCCACCAGGTTCTGCTGCAGGCCCCGCTTGAACGCCTCGACCTTGGTGCCGGCGTTGTCGCGCAGGGTCTCGCCCGCCCGCTTCGCCGCACCCTCGAAGTCGTCCATGCTGCCGGACGCGCCCTTGAGCGACTTCAGGAAGTCGGGGATGTCCTTGACGTTGAGGTCCTCAAGCGGCGTGCCGAAGAGGGCGATCGCGGTGTTGGCCTGGTCGGCGGGGTCCTTGATGTTGAGCAGACCGTCGATGATCTTCTGTGTGGCGCCCTTGGCGGAGTCGCCTCCCGCGAGGATGGCGTTGGCCATCTCGTGCGCGTCCAGCTTGATCTTCTTGTAGGCGTCCTGGCTGGAGGTCGACATGTCGGTGGACAGGATCGTGAATTCCTTGATCGCGTCCCCGGCCTTGTCGATGCCGTACTCGCCCTTCTTGGACATGTCGACGAGGACCGAGAAAGCTTCCTGCCCGTTGAACCCCAAGGTCTTGAAGAACTGCCCGTACTCGTCGGCCGCGTCCAGGACGTTCTCCCGCAGCTGCGCGGGAACCTTCTGCGCGGCGGTCGTCATCAGGTCGAACGCCTCGGTGGCGTCCTTGGCGAGCCCGGAGTTGATCGCGGTGCCCGCGCTCTGTGCGGCGCGGGTGACGTCGATGTCGAACGCCTCGGCGAAGTTCAGGGCCTCGGCGGTCGCTTCCTTCAGCTCGCCCTTGGAGGCGTCGGCCATGCCGTCGATGGACGTCATCACCGAGCCGACCGCCATGTTGACGGTCTCGAAGGAGTCGCCGTAGGCGTCGGCGAACAGCTCGCCCGCCGCGCCGCCGACGCGGGCAGACTCCTCCTTCGTCAGGTCCAGCTGCGCCGCCAGCTTGCTGGACAGGCGGGACTGGTCCAGCGCCTCGGCGAACCCGGCGGCGACGATGACGCCCACCCCGACCATCGCCGCGGCCACGCCGGCCTTCAGGGTCTCGCCGAACCCTGCGCCCGCAGTGGCGCCGCCCTGCTCGACGTCGGCCGCCATCGCCGCCGATTCGTCCTGCACGGTCTCCCGGGCGTCGCGCATGCCCTCGCCGGTGTCGTTCCGGGCGGACAGGGCGAAGACGAGACTGGTGTCCGACATCGGCCCCCCTCTCTACCGCGACTTGCGGGCGTTCTTCTCCATCTGCGCCGAGTACTCCTCCAGCCAGGCGAGGAGGTGGTCCTCCTCCTCGACCCTCAGCAGGTCCCAGTCGCGGGGGGTCATGTTCAGCACGTGGGCGGCGGTGCCGAGCTGCTTCAGGCGGCGAAGGGCAGCCGGGCTTTTCCCTCGCCGTCGTCCTCCGGCGCCTGCTCGCGCTGCTTGAGCATGGCCTCGATCGTGTTCTCGTTGCCGCCCTTCTCCTGCAGCTTGGCCACGGCCAGGTCCAGCTCGCCCTTGGTCATCTCGACCGTGAGTTCGTCCCACGCGAAGTCGACGTCGTCGAGGCGGAGCGTCGGGTGCTGCCGCTTCAGCAGGACGTGCAGCAGCGCCCGACGGCACCGCGAGTCTCCCTTCAGCACGCCCATGGCGAAGTCGCTGAAGCTCCGACCGGTGACCTTCTCCAGCGCCTCGCGCTCGACCGACATCAGCTTGTTCGGGTTGTAGTCGAAGACCTGCGGCTCGCCGTCTTCGGGGGTGTACGTGACCTTCAAGGTGACCGCCTCTGCGATGAGTTCAGGTGGACCGGGACGCGATCCGGTTGACCATGTCGGCCAGGGCCGACTTCACAGCGTGCTCGTACTGGTTCCGTCGCCCCTCGAACGCGTGGTCGAACCAGCGGACCTTGCCGGTCTGCTGGATCCACACCTCGCGGTTGCCGTAGACCGGGTGCCGCCAGCCCGACGCGCGGTTCGTGCGCTTGGCGGCGTTGGCGAAGCCACGCACGTTCGGCGTCTTGAACGCCTTGATCTTGGCGCCGGGGAACTTGCCGGAGATCCGCACCTCAGGCCTGATCTTCCGGGCGATCGACGACTTCAGGGCCGGGCCGCCATGAGGGGTCGCGGACCCCATCGACATGATGTTGCTCTTCGCCTGCACGGCCCCCGGCTTCAGCGCCTCCCGCATGTTGCGCGTCAACTCTTTGCGCAGCTCCTTGCCGTCCTCCTCGGTCCGCAGCGCACGGGAGATGTTCCGCAGGTTCTGCGGCGTGAGCTGCAAGTTGAGCGAGGCCCGCGAGCCGGCGGCCATCAGGAGGTCGCCCGGGTCACGGCTCCCGAGGTCGGGAACCCCTGGCTGACGGTGGCCTCGTCACCGACCGACCCGGTGATCGGGCTCCAGCCGGTGATCAGGATGTTGCCGGTGTACTTCGGGTTGGACGTGCCGACGGCGGACTGATCGGCCCGCACCTCGAAAGGAACGACCTGGCCCAGCAGCGGCCACATGATGGCGTCCAGCTTCGTGGCGGCGAAGTCCTGGAGGAACTCGCAGCCCAGCTCTGCCGACTTGATGCCGCCGAGGACTTCCTTCCACCCCAGGCTGGCGTAGTTGGTCACGTCCTTCTCTTCCACCTCGACCGTGAGTTCGGCCTTCTTGGTGTACTCGTTCAGGACGTTGGCGTTGATGGACAGGTACTCCGCTGTCAGAACCATCTTGGGCACGACGGGCCCTCCTTTCAGGGCATGACGAAGGGCCCGCATGCGGGCCAGAGGTCGAGCAGGGGGTTACTGGATGCCGAGCGCGCCGGCGAACAGGAACGACGGCGTGGTGCCGGAGATGGTCCACGCCAGACGCCACCACGTGTCGGTGATGGCGGTGCCGTCGGTGCGCAGGATCTGCCCGCCCACCGCGGTGGCCGCGCCGAACGTCAGCCGCGTGGTGGCCGACGAGAACCCGGAGTTGTCGTCGGACTCCACCCGGGCGGTGATGGACGGCGTGGTGCCCGCCACGGACAGCACGTGCAGCGTGGCGTACAGCCGCCTGCCCGCCGCGACCGCGCCGAGCTCCAGGCCGGTGCCCGTGCCGGTCGCGGTGCGGGCGGTGCCGGGCGGGTGGGCGAACTGCCCGCGCGCCACCGGCCAGGCCGACTTGGCGGTGCCGGTCCAGGGGGCGACCTCGCCGACCGCATCGAACAGCTTGTAGTCGGAGCGCAGCGCGCTGACCAGGTAGGCCAGGTCACCGACGGCCGCCGAGTTGTTCGCGCTGACCGACCAGGGTCCGATGCCGCCGAGCTGGCTCCAGCTCGCATCGTCGACCTTGGCCGGGTCGCCTGCTTCCCACTGCCCTTCGGCCGACAGCTCCGCCGAGGCCAGGCCGCCGAGGACTTCGCCCCAGCCGTTCGAGGCGTAGTTCGTGGAGTCCTTCGATTCGACCTCCGCCGAGATCTCGACCTTGTTGGTGTTGCCCGTCAGGTCGGCCCCGACCGCGAAGCACCTGACGCTGGTGAGGATCGTCTTCGGCACGTCACCCCTCCCCCTCGTCTCGTGGCTTGCCGCGCCGCTTCGGCTTCGGCTCTGTCTCGGTGACTTCCTCGGCGACGCCGGACGCCACCAGGTGCGCGGCCTGCGCGGTGGGCAGGTCGATCTCCTCGCCCTCGTTCGGCCATGGCACCCCGTGGAGCATGGCGCCGGCGGGCTGCTGCTGAGTGATACGGATCCTCATCAGATGCCTCCTGGTCCGATGACTTTGATGACGAGTTCGGCGCCGACGAAGCTGGAACCCTGGTGTTCGTACCAGCGGTAGCCCTGCACGCGTTGCAACTGCAGGTCGTCAGCGAGGCCGCCCAGCGCCATCTGCCCGGGCGCACCCCGAGCCGCCTCGATCGCGGCCTTCAAGGACGATGCCCCTGCCCCGGACAGCATGGCGTCCAGGACGCGTTGGGAGGACCGGTCATCCGCGCGGCCGGCGAACACGCGGCAGGTGAACAGCAACTCGTCGGTGCCGCGCCCCATCGACTTGTCGTAGTTGACGTCGACCTCGCCGACGGAGAAGCACGGGGCGACGATCGAATCGGGCACGTAGCCGGTGCACGTCAGCTTCCCGATACCGGCGGGCAGCACGACCTCGCGGGCCGCGTCCGCGATGGCATCCCGGATCGCAGAGATCTGCACGGCCGCCCCCTATCCGAAGCCGGGAAGGATGTACGGCTCGATCAGCGCCCACACGTCCGGGTCGCGGCGGGACAGGTTCCGCACGCCCCACTCGGCGCTGCCGATGATCCCCTCGGGGGAGTCCTTGCGCTTGTACAGCCGCGAGGCCTGGATGAGCGCCGCCTCGGTGATGTCGTCCGGCACGGCCGGCCACCCGAAGCGGGCAGTCACGCGCACGCGGGTGGTCGCCGTGCCCCAGCTTCCCAGGACGCGGAGCAGGCCGGTGATGGGTTTGCCGTCCGCCAGGGCGTTGTCGGGGCTCGTCTCGTAGCCGGTGACGGCTGTGAACGAGGCGCCCGATCCGGTCTCGACGACCAGGCCCGTGATACTGCCGATGTCGTCGACGAGGAGGAGGTCTCCGTCGTCCTCGCGCACCACGCGCCCGGGCAGCCGGAACGTGCGCTGTACGGCCGCAGGGTCCAGCCAGAAGCGGCGCCCGCAGGTCTTGTCGATACCTCGCGACGCCGACGCCAGCGCCGAAGTCAGCAGCGCGTCCCGGGTGGTGTCGTCTGTCTCGATGCCGAGCTTGGACTTCAGCGCGGCGAGGGTGCCGTACTCGTTGGCCACGTCACGCCTGCTCGGTGCTCCGGGCCCGGCGGCCCTTCGGCGGTGTCGAAGGCGAAGCGGGCGCGCTGGTCTTCTCGTCGGTCGGCGGCTTGTGGCCGCGCAGCTTGAGCTGCTCGTCGACCTGGGCGACACGGTCGCCCATGCCGCGCTGCACGTACCCCTCGCGCTCGCGCAGGAGGGCGGCGACCATCGGGTCCTCGGTCTGCGGTTCGTCGGTCATTGCTTCGCTCCTGCCGTGGGGTCGAACACGCAGGGCCCGCCGGAGTCGAGGCGGGCCCTGCGCGAGAGTGGGATCAGACGCCGGTGAACGTCGGCGTGATCAGGCCGGTGCCCGCGATCTTCCGGGCGTGCGGCTGACGCTGGAAGGTGAAGGCGTAGTAGCCGTACACCACCATCAGGACGCCGAGGTTGGCGGCCTTGGGCTGCTCGGCGCGGATGTAGACCGGGGCGTCGGGGTCCTCCCACAGGTGGCACTCCTGCCGGTCCACGAGGTAGATCTCGTCCTCGTTGGTGCCCGCACCCAGGTTGGTCGCGATGTTGTTGTCGACGATGACCGGGGTGCCGTTCGGCAGGATGCCGCGCACACCGCGCCCGTATGCCTCGGCGTAGTTCGCGCCGAGGGTCTGCGCCACGACACCCGGCTGAGTGATCAGCGGGTACGAGCTACCCATGGCGTTCTGCATCCAGTACCAGCGACGGGAGTGCATGACGGCGAGGTTGTCGCCGGACGCCTGGTCCAGCAGCGCGGCCTCGACGCCCGACAGCCCTTCGATGACCTTGGGGTACAGCTCGGCCGTGGTCGGCGTGGCGTCGGTGTAGGCCACGGACGTGGCCACGTTTGTCAGACCCACCGTCGCCACGTTCAGGATGGTGTTGTCCAGGCGGCTGCCGTAGGCACGGAACAGGTCGTCGAGGATGACGTCCTCGACGCCGGCGCCCCGCTCGATGGACTGGCGGGACGCGGTCTGCTGGCCGGCCGCGGTACGGACCGGGATGGACAGCGCCGTGTCGTCCATGTCCTGCTCGGCGACCGCGGCATTCTCGGCCGACTGGTTGTCGACGCTGGACCCGGTGGTGATCCGGGAGATCTCCACCGTCATGCCCGTGGGAGGCAGCGTGTGCTTCCGGCATGCGTCCGCGAACGGCCGGTTCGCGCGGGCCAGCGGTGCGTACATGTCGGTGAGGTACTGCGGGATGACCAGCCCGGTGAACGCGCCGGTCGCCACCGCACGGATCTGCTGCCCGCGCTCGGCGCGCTCCTCCTGCATGTGCCGGGCCAGTCGGGCCTGCGCCTCGTAGTCGCCGAGGAACGCGGCCCGGACGTCGAACTGGAAGGCCGCCCCGCGCTGGTCCTGGTCGGGCCGGTAGGTCCGCTCCTCCTGCCCGACGCGGTGCACCTGGTCGTAGGCCGGGGCACGGGTGGCGCCCGGGACGGTGCGAGCGGACAGGGCCGCGATCTCGTCCTCGCGGACCTGCTCCGCCTCCAGCCCTTCGAGCGCGGCCTGGCGGCGGGTGACCTCGGCGTCCGCCGCGTCGCGGGTGGCGACCCGTGCGGCGACCGCCTCCTCGGTCAGGGTCTCGTCGGAGCGCAGCGCCATCAGCGCGTCCTGCTCCTGCTGTCGTGCAGTGATCGCCGTGTCCAGCGCGGTGCGCGCCTGGGCGATCAGCTCGGCGAGAGTCATCTCGTCGGTCCTCTCTCTCGTGATTACCAGGGCGCCCAGGTCCAGACAGACGGCCACCCGAGGCCGTGGCGCCGGGTGGTCTCGTGCGCGAAGAGCGCAGGGCAGTACTCCCGCCGGACGGCGGGAAGATCAGGGTCAGCGGGCGAGCGCGATCTCCAGCAGCGCGCGGGCCCGGCTCGACGTCGCCGCTACTGCGGGCTGCCGCAGCGCTGCGCCGGTGTGGGGGTTCGCGCCGTAGCCGACGATCGCGACGTCCCCGCGGTGGATGTCGTACCGGTTGATGCGGTACTCGGTGTAGTCCGGGGACCACTGGCCCGACTCGATGCGGAACGCGAACGACATCTCGTCCACCAGGCCGGCGCGCAGCTTCGGCGCGATGTACGCGACGTCGTAGTCCGCAGGGTCCAGGGCGGGCGCACGCACCGACAGCCCGTTCGCGTCCTCGACGAGGAACAGCGTGCCGGTGGTGGTGCGGGCCAGGCGGCGCAGCTGGTCGTGTCCGAGGACGAGCGGGACGTCGAGGTCGGCGCGGGCGAGCGAGTCGGAGCCCGCGCCCTCGGTGACGATCTCGGTGTACGGGCCGAACATGTCCCACATCTCGTAGGCCTGCTCGTACACCGTGGCGTGCCCGAGGAACTCCAGGCCGGCGCCCCCGTCGGCCTCGCGCAGCTGCACGCCGGACAGCCGGGCGCGCACGGCGGCACGGGACCCGGTCTGCTCGGCGCTGCGCCGCTGAGAGGGACGGTCACGGCGCGCGGTGGTGTGCTGTGCCCGTTCGGCCGCTGCAGCCGCGAGCGCGGGTGTGGTCATGGCGTAGCTCCCGGTACGACGGTCGTGGGTTGCGCGGGGACGGACCGCGAGCCGAACAGCCGGTCGAACTCGGCGAGCTGGTCCTCGGTGAAGGGCGGCAGGTTGTCCAGCGCCCGCGCCTCGGACGGGGCGAGCGTCCGGTTGGTGATGCGCTGCCCGATCGTGCGGGCACGGGCCTCGGGGTCCATCCGCAGCAGCGCATCCGTGTTGAGCTTCACGAACCGCGGGCCCGACACGAGCTTGCGGCTGAACGCGTCCTCGCGGCGGCCCACCGCCGGCCCCAGATTCATGATGAGGAACTGGAGGTTGCGCTGGCCGATGTTGGCGTAGGTGACGCTGCTGCCCGACACCGCAACGTCGATCAGGTCGCCCGGGCAGCCGAAGAACCGGGCGATGTCCTGGGCCCCGTACTGGCGGGCCTCGAGGAACGAGGACTGTGACGCTACGGCCTGGATCGGCTTGTACTCCCAGTCCTGGCCGTGGACGAACAGGCCGGAGCTGTCGACTGCGGCGCGGAAGTTCTCGCGTGCCACCCGGGCGGCATCCTTGTCGACGGTCTTCGCGGTGTTCTTCAACTCGGCCAGCGGCACGGCCCCGCCGGCGAACCAGTCACGGGCGAACTGCTGCGCGGACAGCGTCTCCTCGATCGTCCACGCCGCGTAGGCCACGGGCGACAGGCCCAGCGGCATGCCCGCCACGGTGTACTGCTTCTCGTGCCAGATCTCCCACGGCTCGTACTCCTTGCCGTGGATGACGAACTTGGTGATCGTCGAACCCTTGCCGCGGACCGTGACCGCGCCGAGCTCCACCAGGTCGATGCGCCCGGGCAGGCCGCGCCCGTCCGGGCCGATGACCCCGGTCCGCTCGGTGATGATCCCGAAGCAGTTGCCGCCCCGGTCCAGGTCGAACTCCGTGGAGTAGACCCACTCCTTGATGCCGACCTCGATGCCGCCCGGGGAGACCAGGACGGGAGGCTTGGGGACCTCGACCTGAATGCCGTTGACGTACCGGTAGACGTCGATCGGGAAGGACGACATCAGGTCGGCGCGCAGGCGCAGGCACGCCCACACCGCTGCGTTCCGCAGGGCCGTGTCGTTCGTGACGTGCACCCTGTTGGTGCGCCCCTCACGAGTCCGCGTGAGCAGATCCTCTGCGGAGGTGATCTGCGCGTCGCGGGTGAACGCGCCTTTCAGCCTGGACCAGGCGCCCATGTCCACCTCCCTTCACGCGAACGAGTCCGCGATGTCGTAGTCCTCGATCACGTGCGGGCCTCTGATCAGCAGCGCCCAGCGGGCGAACGTCGCCGCGCACAACGGGCTGATCTCTGTCAGGGAGTTGGTGCGGTCTAGCGTCCAGGCGTCACCGTTGCGGCGCGTCCTCGCCCCGTTGACGGCGGCTGTGAACGGCACCTGGTCCAGGTGGCGGATCGTGCCCTGGTTCATCGCGTCGGCCATCTGCCCGCACGCCTCGACGATGTCGCCGGTCCGCATCACGATCAGGTCGCCGCGCTCCGGGTGCTCCTTGTCCTTGGGCACGTCGATGCCCGCGGCCACCAGGTCGTCGATGAGCGAACCGGCCGGCGTCCCCACCGACGCGATCGCCACGACCACCGGATTCCACAGTTTGTGCAGCTTCACCACGGCGGGCACCACCCAGTCTGTACCGGGACGGCGGGCCACGACCTCCACGTGCACCTTGCCGTCCGGCCGCAGCGAGGCCGCAGAGATGGACGAGTGCGCGCGGTCCTGCGACACGTCGATGGCAAATGCCACGTCCCGAGTCGGCCGACTCTTCGCGTCGACCAGCCCCGGCCACTTGGCCTTCGGCACGTTCGGGTCCGAAGGCGGAGTCGGCTTCCGCGTGCGGTTGAGGTAGGCCCGGTCGAACTCGGCCGGATCCAACTTCTCCAGCTCGGCACGGATGATCGCCTCGGTCACCGTGTGGCCCAGAGCGGGCAGTGTCGCGTACCAGGTAGCCGGATCATCACGCGGCATGTCCTCGGGAGCGAACCACTCGAAGTACGCAGCGGCCGGACGTTCCCCGGTCTGCCATAGCTGCTCGACCAGAACCCGGCCAGCCTCCCGCTTCTTGTTCAGCCATACCGACTTCGTCGTGCCGCCAGCCGACGCCCACCACAACTGCGCCATCGGCTTGGTAAGCATCGCGGGACTGAACGCCTGCTCCAGCCGATCATCCTCGTGAGCGAACGCCTCGTCGATCACGCCCAGATCGAGCGGGGGACCGTGGCCGGCCTTATCCGTGTTGGACGTGATGCCGAGCAAGGACCGGGTACTGCCCCAAATGATCGCCTCGTTACCAGTCGTCTTCCGAGGGCGGTATCTGCCGTGCAGCGAGGATGCGTCGAGCGTGGCAACGAACTCGTCCTCCCACCGCTTCTTCGCCATGGACCGGTTCTGCGCCCCGTAGGTAACGTTCTGCCGCTCCCACGCCATGATCCGGTGAACCATCACCGCGAGGATCTGCTGAGTCTTGCCCTGCTGACGCGGCACGCTGAGACCCACCTCGCGGTGCGCGAACACTCCCGTCGTTGGGTCGATCTCCAGCGCCACATCCAGCACGTACCGCTGCCACGGCATCGGCTCGAAGCCGAGGTGCTGCATCACCTTCGCGGCCTTGCCGCCCAGCGTTGGGAACTCCGGCCGACGAGGCGTACCCCATCGCGGTGGACACGTCAGCCCGTACAGGTCCAGACACTGGTCGGCGAACTCAGGCGGGCTCTGCCAGGTCGGCGAGGTCGTCATCTTCATCCTCTGCCGGGCGGCTGTCGAGCAGCTGCTTGAGCGTGGCGCGCAACTCCTTGTTCAGTGCGGGCAGCAGACGCCCGTCCTCCCCGCCCCCGTGGTCGATGTCCCGGGCCAGCGTGTACGCCATCTCGGCCAGCGTCGGCTCCACACCGACCAGCCCGCCGATGGCTTCGACGTCCTCACGGACGGCGGTTTCTACCGGCCCCATGACGCTCCCTCCATGATCATCCCAAGAGG